TTGATATTATGGCGTACTACATGGAGCCAAAGAATCAAGAAAGATTGGGCATTGTACCTCCTGATTTTCTAGCTTCTCCGGGCGAAGTTATGGATGTGTACTCCGCATTCCGGGACTACGCCATAGGAGTTGGTAATGGTCGTCTCGCTCACCAGTACGAAACATACGAGGGACGACTTCTTGATATTGTAAAGAGTGAAGCTCCTGAGTATTTCCGTGAGTGGCAGGCTGCTGCTGACCTATACAAGGCTGAGTGGTTTGACAGGTTTCAGCGTATGGATGGTGCAGGCTCTAAGTTCCTCAAGTCGCAAAAGTTCGGCGCACTGACGGAGCGTGTGGGTCCAAGCGAAGAGTCTGACTTTGTACGCTTGTTCCGTTTTGGGTATGGTGCTACGAGTCCGGACACATTTCTTCGCCCACTAGCAAACAAGATAAATGCAGCAGCCCGTAATCCCAGTGCAATGAACCGCGCACCTGTTAGGGATGAAATACGAAGACTTCTAGGAGAGTTTGCAAACAAGGGTCCAAATGGCGAGTTGTTTTTTGACGCAGCCGATAAAGACAGCATGGCTGTATACGGAGCAATCTCTACAGCCCTGACAGAATTTGTGTACGATACGTGGGCTAGGGAAACACTTAATGTACTGGACAGAGAAAAGGGCCTAGAAGCTATCACTGAGATATTGCCTGCTAACATGGACGGAATAAAAGACCTTCAAGGAATATTTAATGTACGTCTGGTAAACGGCAATACAGATACCGTGAGTCTTGTTGACTTCGAGGGCATGATAAGTGAGGGACGTAAGTTCGGCACACTCCTAAAAGTAGATAAAGAAGTAAGAGATGCAGCTAGTAAAACAGCCACGCGCATAAAGAATGAAATCAATCGCCAAGAAAAAACTATTAATAGTGTAACTGCAGTGGGTGATGCCGGACTAAAGGCAGTGAGTGATGTTGCGGGTATAGGCAAGGATGGTGCTAAGTTTTTAAAGGAATACTTTGAAACTGGTGATCCTCGAAAAGTAGATGCTATGCGACTTCGCGCTAAGTTAGCCCTGTCAGGCGGCGATGCTACTAAGACAACCACCACAATCACACGTCGTGTTGAGGGTGAGGACGTATCTTTTGAAGTTGATATCGACGAAGTTATTGATGCAGGTATTTCTCAGCTTCTTGTGGATGGACTTCTTCAGAAGGGCGGTCTTCAAGTTCTCGCTGGTGAGACTCGTCGGGGAGACATTGCTGAAATAATGTCTACACCGGGGGAACTAGCAAAGTTCCTAAATAACGATGTAGTGGCTCGAAACCTAGCGGACTACTTGGGCGATGATCACGTCCAGTATCTACAAGACATAGCTTTTTATATGAACTTAAAAGCAGATTCTGTAATGGCAAAGTACGATCCTAAGATTACAAACTTGGTATCAGGATTCGGAACAAATCAGCTTATATCCCGTGCCTTCAACATTCGTCGTGGTATGGTTAGCCCACAGTACGTGGCCGCAGAGCTTGCCGTCTCTATGGCTAGTAAGGCTGGTATCGATCTTATGAAGATGGCAGCAACGGACAAGGATGGTGCGAGGTTCATGCACCGTTTTATGGAATTTCCAAAAGACATGACTAAGGCAGACTTGGATGTCTTCTCTGCAAAGCTTACAACATTCATTGTTACGGAATTCGGCAAGCTTGGGTACGATGCTGAAGATTACCTGCCCGATGCCCTAAAAGAAGTAGGCGTAGAAGCTACGGATGAAGTCAGGTCTATTCTGACTGAGCCAGTATCAGAATCCGTAGAGTCTGCAAAGCTTGAAACTATACCCGAAGACGCCTTTCCTGAATTTATAAAACCTAGAACGTAGGAGATTAGAAATGAAAACATACACCAACGGCCAGCGCAAGGGCATGATGTACGGCGGGGCTGCAAAGCGTAAGCCTATGATGTACGGCGGCATGGCTACCACCAAAAAGAAAACCCGCAAGAAGGCTCAAGCGGGGGGCATGATGACAGCCACACAGGGCCAGCAGAATCAGATGCAGAACACGATGATGCAGGGTCCGAAGATGATGGCAGGCGGCGGCAAGCTAAACATGGTCAAGAACAAAGCCGGTGAGATGGTTCCTGACTTTGCCGCAGACGGCAAGGGCAAGATGATGTATGGCGGTATGGCCAAGAAGAAGATGCGCTAGATATATCTGGCTGACTTATCTATCGCCTCATCTGACCAAGACTTCAGGTATCGCAACAGGCTTGCTATGGAGTGTGCCCCGTCGTACTCCGGCAGGCCGTTGTTGATCACACCCTCGAACTCTTCGGGCCTCACCGATTCACAGAGCAACTCGACCTTCCCATTGGTAAGGAGGTTCGCTTCGAACTTAAACAGAGACGCTTTGTTTGACATCAGACAACTCACTAATAGGTAGATTGTAACAATCGGCCTTGAACGTGAAGCCGTTTGCGGGGTCTACGTCGCCCCTCTGGTATTTCGTTGCCTTCGTGTAGAAGTCTTGCTTCGGAATCTTGCCCAGTATCCACGCCTGCGATGAATCGGTCAGGATGCGTACAAACACATAACTGTCGCAATCCTGTTTGGCCCCGTGTGCAGCCACCGAACAATCGTAGTGTGGAAAGGGACGGGTATTGCAGCGTTTCGTTTTCACGTCGATCCGCTCCCCGTCCCTCACCAAATCATAGTCGTAGGTATTCGACTGGTCTGCACCCATAGCGTCAGCCACGATGATCTCGCCTATCGCACCAACAACATGACTCAAGCTACCCGTGATGCTGCCCTGTAGATTTCCTACAGTGGCAGCTTTCTTTTTGGCGCGGGCTATGATCTCAGGAGTTATCTTTACTTTTATCAACTTTTTCCATCCATTCTTTATAGCAGGGGTGGTGCGGATGAGGGTGATATTGAACCCATCCGTCACCTCTCTTCCACACGAGGGGTGGCTTTTTCTTTTCCTTCATCCGTCTTCTCCCTCTTTCCTGACAGATACTTGGGAGGTTCCTTCACTTCAAAGAACCGCCCGAATATCTTGTCTAGCAGTATTGACAGCCGCTCCATCAGGCGGCATTGAGATCGACGACTTCACACACGCCCGCAGTACACGCCAGTTCACGTGATCCAGATGTGTTGTCTTCCTTCTCGTATTCTGACAGTGCAGTCCAGTCGATAATCAAACTGCCTCGCTCGTGCTGCCACTCCAAGTAGTCATCGACTTCGATGTCCTGATAGGGTGCCTGCTGATAGGTGTGATCCGAATGTGGCAGGAAGGATACACCTGATGCCACGTCGAAGTTCTCATACACCCACGCACCTACGTCCATCCACTCGTCTTCCTTGACTGTGATGGTCACAGACGGCTTGTGTTCACACCAGTGTATAGCGTACGTCTTCCACAACTCAAGCTGCTCTATGGCTGTCATCTGTGTCCGTGTGACGGCACCCTCCGGTGACTTCATAGCAAACGAGAAGACAGTCGTCGAGTCGGGCTTCATCACACACGCCTCACTGTACACGCCCTGCTCCTTGAGGAACTGTGTCAGGGGGTCCTTGTTGTCTCCGCGCACCGTACGAATGTAGTAGTCATTGTGACGGGCATGGATACCACTAGCGGCGTCTACGAGTTGAGACACAGTGCCCGATGGCTTGACACAAGTGATGGCAGCGGACTGTGGGATTCCAAGCATCTTTGCATACTTGCGATTCGTCTCTACGGCGACTTGCTTCATCTCTTCTAGCCAACGAGGGGAATCGACGGTCTTCGATAAAATTGAGTGATCCATGATACCAGTCAAGGATACGCCCAAGAGGCGTTCTTCTTCTGTGTTGTCCCGCCATACTTTCCTCAGATATTTGAAATCGGTTAGGGTTGACTGTAGGGTGCCCAAGATTGTAGCGAGGCGTACCTTGCGCTTCAGGGACTCCAGCGTATCGCTCTCGCGCACGACCACCTCTGACAGATTGCAGAACTGATAGGGACGCAGAATGATCTCAGAGCAGGGGTTCGTGCCCCACATGTGCCCTGTCTCACGCCGTCCATTGCGGGCGACCTGCTTGTCTGCTGCATCACGGTTGAAGATGCCACGCTCACCTGACTTCGAGTCGTAGAGAGCCAGCCACTCGCGCATGAACGTGCCCATCTCCGGCTTGCCCTTGTAAGCCACAGAGTTATTTGCGAGGGCACGTTGCCCCTCGTTCTCCCACCACGCACCAGACTTGGCATGTGCCATCTGATCGTCGTTGAGATTCGACAGGGAGATGAGAGCAGAGCGACGTACGCCCCCAACGACTACGATTTCACCGACCTTGCACATCAGGTCGTGACACTCGATGGGGAATAGACGACGACCCTGTGCCTTCTTGAACAGTTCGACTGTGAAGTGAAACAAATCATCTAGGGGTCCGGGGCCGGATGCCCTGCCACCCATCGTCTTGAGCCGCGCACCGGACGGACGGACAGCAGACAGGTCCCACTGAGGAATCTGCCCAGCGTAGAGCAGCGCAATCAGTTCACGCAGAGACTTGGCCCACCCCGGCTTGGAGTCACCCACACGTATCACTGTGTCTGTCTCGTGCATAGCGTCACTGATTACGGGCAGCTTGTCCACGTTCTCACGCTCCACAGAGAAGCCGACACCCGTGCCGCACATCAGGATGTACATGCACTCATCGAACGAGCGGGGGCTGTCCACAGGAATGTAGCTGCAGTTGTATCCGCAGATGTTGTCCCTTGAGAGAGCAGAGCCTGCTGTCATCATGCCTCGCATAGACGGCATGATCTCCTGCCCGATCACGGCATCGTGAATGTCGAGAAGATCGTCACGAGGTATCTCGAAGCCGTGCTTGTCCCTGACATGGTTCGCCATGAAGTTTGTATAGCGATACACAGTCTCGTCCCAGTTCTCACGACGCTCCTCGTCATCAAGCCAACGTGCATAGCGGGACTTGTGTATAAACTGTTGGTAGGTTGTTGGTAGCATATTATTCATTGTTATCTTCCTTTGTTGCGATCAATTTGTTCAAGTAGAATTGTGCCTTTTTGAGGTCTTCGATTCCGTTTTTGTATCTGTACCGCCAGAGGTACTTGAGGATGTTTCCCTGTAGGTAGTATTGGAAGCCGTCGCCTGTCGCCGCTGCGATTGCGTCAAGGCATTCGATACCTGCCTGATTGTAGTGTGGCGGGTGATTGACGTTATCGACATCCTTGCTCTTCTCCCCCAAGTAATCCTCGTTGCGTATCTTCATATACTCATCGTGTCTCATCTGTTGTCTCCATCACCCTGTATCTTACCAGCAGCCTTGCGAGACTTCAGCTTGTACATGTTCATCTCTGCAATCTGCTGCAAAGAAAACCCTAGATCATCTGCGAGGGCAGCGCAATACCAGAGAACGTCACCGATCTCTTTTGCTATCTCCCCCTTGAACCGCGAGTCGTCACGCCCGTCACGGTAGACCTTCTTCACCTTGTCTGCTACCTCGCCTGCCTCACCGGCTAGGCCCAGAGTAGGATAGGTGATCTTCATGTCATCTGGGTAGATGGCAAACTCACGAGCCTGCATCTGATAGTTGTTGAGGGTCCAGTTCTCTTTGATCATTGCGTCTTACCAAAATCTATCTTGACTATGTTCGTACCGTCTTCGTGCTTTACGGTGGGGCCGTTGTCGTTGTCCACCTCGTCAAGCATCTTCTCCTTGACATTCTCGAAGGCCAGCCGCGCCAAGCCTGCTTCCATCACTCTGTCGAAGTCCGACTCTAGGAGTTCCATCATGCCGTTCGTAACAATCGTACCGGCCTCATAAAACTCTTCGTCGTCTTCTGTGGTCGTATCGTACGCAGACACTTGGAAGCTTTCCTCGTCAATCTTACGCAGGATAATATACCAGCGGTTAGGCATCAGGGTTGCCTTTTCGAATTCACCCTCATCAATCGTTGTCATCTTTTAGCCACTCCTCTGGGATTGAACCCTCTGCCCACTTGAATCCATTCTTCTCTGCCCACGCACCGTACGTGGTCTTGCTTCCCTTGTAAATCTTATTCCGTGCATTCAGGAAAACAATACGAATATCCAAGTCAGGATGCTGCTCCTTGATCAGAAGCATCTTAACACGGTCACCCTTGTCGAAGTAACCCTTCGCTTCGATGATTATGTTCTGCTTGGTAAGATGAAAGTCTGGCGTGTAGGTGCGGGGCTTGGGCACATACGTAAGTCGTAGGCTCTCATATTCGTACAAAATTTTTTTGCTACTGAGTTTTTTCGCTATGCCTAACTCGAAGTTAGACCGGAACCCTGCCTTGCGATTGCCACGCTTCATATCTGCATTCCTATCGACCCCATTCTTTGTATCACGTACCCTGCCACTCTTGGGGAAAGTTTTTCGATTATAGATAGTTCGTTTGTCAAACGATTCAGTGGGACGCATACGTTGGCTCCAGAGTGTGCTACTCTTCCTATCTTCTGCAATTCAGATTCGAGTGTGGTGATGTCACGCTTTTCGGTACCCGAAGACAGCGTACCCAACTCACTGTAGTTATCGCGCAGTGTGAGGGGGAGGCCCCTCTCGTTCATACGAAGACGAACAAGCTTACGCTCCCCGCCACTGCCGCCGTGAGACTCGACATAGACGTGATGCAGTTCCTTGTTCATCTCCATCAGTTCTACCTCGTAGTCTCGTACGAAGATGTAGGGCATATCACACCTCCCTTGTCTTCAGCTTGGTGTACCATACCTGTGGCGGCGACTTGGCCTGTGATGTCACACGAGGGTGCAGTTCAGCTTTCGGCCAGCAGTGACTGCGAAATCCGCACAGATTGCACTCCTTCGCCAAGACCTTGTTGCCTGTACGCAGTGTCTCACCCTTGCGGCGGTACGTCTCGAACTCGTCGGGGTAGGGTTTGAATTCTTTAACGTCAGGGTCTGTCAAGAATTTGACACGCTCCTCAGCATCCGCCAAGTATTTGGCACGGTCCTCATCCTGCCACTCAGGTGCCTCGACCATAGCCACCTCGCCACTCGACTTGTTGACTACGATCCAGCCGCCGAATGGCATGCCCGTCGCCGCAGAGTATAGGAAGCCCTGCATGACGTAGCCAAAGGGATCGTCTTCCTTGAGGCCATCGTAGCCGCCGAACCCAGTGAACTTGTTTTTGAACGCCCAGTCACTTGCTGACTTGATGTCCCACACCTTCTCTGTGCCGGTCTCGTCACGTGTGATTACGTCGAGTGTGCCCTTGATCGTCTGGTCACCCACCTTCAGTTCGACCTGTCGCTGTGCATCAACGATGTCCACACCCGCCTCTCGCATGACAAGCATGAGGATAGCTTCTGTGATGTCACCGAAGATAAATCGAAACAGCGTATTGTACTGCATCGACTCCTTGATGCCCTTCTTCTCTAGGACCTGCTGGCATAGGGGGCGACCCAAGCCAGACATACGTATGCGATACTCACCGCGCTTTTCAGTGAGTTGCCTGTT